CTTTATGTTATTTGTCTAAAAATCAATATAGTTTGCAAATTTCTCACCAATATCATCCTTGGCCTCTCTGGTGATGTGAGTATAGATATTCATGGTTGTCTTTAGGTCCGAGTGTCCAAGTCTATACTGGACTTGTTTGAGTGTCATTCCAGCTTCAAAACATAGGCTGGCATGTGTGTGTCGGAAGCCGTGGATCCTAATCGGACGCACATCCGAATCTTTGACAATTTGTTGAAGCCATTTCCGTGGTAGTGTTCCTGGTATTGGTTTTCCAAATTCATTCTCAAAGATAAAAGTAGTAGTAGGATTCATTTCTCTCCACTCTGTAAGTAGTTCACTTGTCTTTTCGTCCAAGCTGATCAATCGGTTGCTACTTTTGTTTTTTGTAGGACCGACAGATTCCCCGTCAAATCCTCTTGTGATGGCTTTATTTATGCTCAGAGTGTTATTGGTCCAATCTTCCCATTTGAGGGCTAAAACCTCCCCTTTTCGAGCTCCTGTAAAGGCTAGAATACGAAAGAGGACCTTCTTTCTCAGTTCATCTGTTTGGTCTACCAACTCAAGGAAAGATTTCAGTTCCTCCTTGTCGTAAAAATCGCTATCTGTATCTGCTTGTTTTCTGACAAGCGTCGTTACACTCTCAACCGGATTAGTTGAAATGTAGCCATGTCTGATAGCGTACTTACATATGTTATTCATCAAGCCTTTCATTTTACGTCCGTAAACAAGTTTTTTTGACCAGTCATTGACTTGTTCCTGAAGTTGCAGAGGAGTGAGAGCAGAAATCTTCTGATCTCCTAAAGCCGGATAGATATGATTTTTTATATTCCGTTCGGTCTTGATGTATGTGCTATCCTGTACTGTGTCAGCATATTCTTTGAGCCATTTTTCAGCGACTTCCTCAACAGTGATTTCCTTGACAGTGATTTCCTCGCTATTTTTAAGGTCAGTTTGAAGTTGGAGAAGTGCTGCTCTTGCCTTAGCTTTTGTCTGGAAGCCCTGACGCTTTACATACTTGTCCTTTCCATTTTCTTTACCGACATAGATCCTAAACTTATAGGCTGTATCGCCATTTTTCTTTTTATAAGACTTTATTTCCATTGCCTTTTACCTCATTTCTTGATAAAATGGGCATAAGAAAAAGACCTTTTGAATGGCTTTTCTTACACTTTATTCCTCACACTCAATTTTTGGCGAAGGCGAGTGTGGGGAATTTTTTTTGCTTGCTTAATTATTAAGTATCTTCATCTCTCCATTATACTCTTCAGCAATTATTGTTTTATCCGCATCAGAAACTATAACTATCAATTCAGGAGAATCTTTCTCTGGGTTAATTTCGTAGTTATTTTCTTTCGCCCATTTTTTAAACAGCTCATTTTTTTGTTTAAGGAATGAATTGGAAAGATAGATTTTACGGCTTACACTTTCATACTTCCACGCCTCTCCAACACGGACTGAAACAATACTAGTATTTCCACCTGTAATAAATTCTATTTTATTACCACGGTCTAAGACTTCAGCATTTTTTCGCAGATATACAGCAAACTCTTCACCAAGCTTATCCGTCATTTTAAAAGTGTTGTTTTTAATAGTAGCAGACTTTTCTGCACTACTTGTGGTTTTTGATTTTGGTTTAGTTAGAGAGCTTATACCGCCAATAACAACCAAAATAATAAATATTATAAACCAAGCTTTTTTATAAAAAGGCTTACTTTTTTTCATTAGATCCTCCTATTTAACTAATTAGTGAATTAAACTCGTCTTTGACCATCGTTTCACTTGCAATGGTCTTCAGACTGTACTTCTCCATGAAATGCAGATAGTTGAAATCTCTTACATCATCCATCAACTTCAGCTCTTCTTCAAGTAAATGATGAATCATGCTTCTATCAGCCTGTAACTCGCAAAGCTCTCTATTCAACTCATATTGAACTGGAGTGTGTTCCTTATGTCCTAACTCGTGAAGAGCTACTTGTTTTTGATCTTCTACTGACAAATTAAAGTCCAGCGCTAGAACATTCAAAGCAGGATTGAAGAAGCCTGGGCTGTGCCAATTGCTTCCATCAAAGTAGCAGAGATTCACACCTTCTTTGGCACAAAGCTCTTGTACTGTCATATAGTATACCTCTATTTATTTTTCAAGTGCGCCTCCAGAACTGCTGTAATGAAATCTATGTCATCTTCCGTCAATGGTTTTCCGTCAAATAACATTGATTGCGCAGCAATATCTCTGAGATCTAATGGTGCAGAAGCATCACCATCTTTCGCAATGTTAGGATTTTCCGTGCGTCCCAAGAGGTAGTCGGTGGACACATTGAAGTAATCTGCGATTTCTGAAATTCGTTCAGTAGACGGTTTGGAATTTTTTAGATTATAAATAGTATTCCTACTATAACCTAGTTTTTCTTCCAATAAATTTATTGAAAGCCCTTGCTTTTGGGCAAGTTCTTTAATTCTGTCAAATGTCTGAAACATTGATTTTTCAACCTTTCTGAGAATATGACAAAAATATTTAATATTTCACATTAAAACACTTGACAAAGTTAATGTGGAGTATTAAAATAGTTTTTGTAAGTTAATGAGTTAGTAAAAAACAGAGTTAAAACTTACCTAAAAATAAAATAGCTTTGGCGAGCAAGAAAATTGATAGATATAACGTTTTATCAAGGTTTTTAATTATGCTTTCATTTTAATACTATACATTAAAATTGTCAAGCGTTTTTAAAACAATTTACTAACTCTTTAACTCTATTGAAAATAAAGGAGGAAAAAACATGAGCCAACAACATCGTAAATGGATTGAGCTTGTAGAAGAAGAACTTCACAAACGTGGATGGACTCGTTCTGATCTTGCAACCGTGGTCGGGGTTAGCCCAGCAATGATCACACAGATGTTCAAGAATGGAAAAGGCAGTGATGATTTGAAATTGCGCATAAATAAGAAATTGCGAATTTCTGAATCATGGGAAAAATTCGAGGAAAGATAGATGGTATTGGAATTATTTGGTCCAGAGTTCAAAGATAGATTATTTGAAGAGCTGGTTCAATTAAATATCAAAGCATTAGATGAAGCTAAAAAAAGAACATCAAGACAGATCACATGGGTCTCCATTAAAGAACTTCAAGCGTCCACTGGTTGGGGAAGAACAAAACTTGAAGAATGGAGAGACCAAGGGAAATTTCAATTCCAACAATCCGGGAAAGGTGGGAAATACCTTTACAATCTGGAAGATGTTCAGCGGTTTTGTCGGTCAATGCAAAAATAAAAAGCACCCGAAAAAATCAGGCGCTTAACAAAATTACTAAAACAATTATAACACAAGGAGGCCGCACATGGCAATATCTAGAGATATGACAGCCACAGAAGCAAACATCCTTAACTACATCAAAAAATACGCAACAAACGAAATGCCAGTTACAGCATTTCAGCTCAGAAAAAAATTTCACTGTGGCAAGAGAACGATAGAAAACATCATTGAAAGCTTGCGTGTAAATTTTGGGCATCCAATAGTTGCAAAGAAGAAAAAACCCAATGGGTATTACCTTCCTAAAAATGATGAAGAACGGAATGAGGGTTTGGCACCCTACAAGCGCCAAATACTAACAGAACAAAAGAACCTAGCAGCAATCATGGCTGTTGACTTGAATGAATACTGGAGGAATTAAAAATGTTACTAGAAATTATTATTGCTTTATTGATCATGGTTATCTTGCTTCAAATGATTATCATCAGCGCAATTAGTGAACGATGCAAAGAGTCAAAGCGTGAACTCAAAAAAATGATTGAAGAACAACAACGCATCCAAGAAGCACGGGAAGCAATGCGCTTCGGTTATCGCAGATAGGAGCTGTTAAATGGCAGAAAATATGAATGTACTGCCTCATGATCTGTTAGCTGAACAAGCTGTGTTAGGTTCCATCTTTCTTGATCCTGATAAGATTCACATTGCTTCTGAATATCTAACAAAAGATAGTTTCTTCAAGCTATCTCATGGGATGCTCTTCAACATCATGCAAGAATTATCAGACAAAGGTGACCCAATTGATCCTGTATCTGTAAAATCCGCCCTTGACTCTATTGGGCAATTTGAGCAGGTTGGGGGAATGGCATTTCTGGCAAGCCTTATCAATGCAGTCCCTACCAGCGCCCACATCGAACACTATTCAAAAGTTGTCGCTGAAAAATCAATGGCCAGAAAGGTCATTGAAGATCTGAGCCAGAGCATTTCAAGCGTTTATGATGGCCAGAAAGACTTGAATGAGATTCTTTCTCAAACTGAGCAGAATTTGTCAGCAATTTCAAATGAGCAAAAAAAAGGATTCAGGAGCATCATTGATGTAATTGACTCAACACAGTCAATTCTAGATGAACGCTCTCAGAAGATTGGAGATGTGACAGGGACTTCAACAGGCTTCACTGATTTTGACCAAATCACAACAGGACTTCATGAAGATAACTTGATCATTATCGCTGCAAGACCTGCAATGGGTAAGACAGCATTTGCTCTGAACATTGCCCAGAACGTAGCTAAGAATTCAGATAAAGCAGTAGCAATCTTTTCACTAGAAATGGGAGCAGAAAGTTTGGTGGAGCGTATGCTCTCAGCAGAAGGCTTGATTCCATCGTATCATGTCAGAACAGGGAATCTCTCTGAGAGCGAATGGCGCAGAATGATTTCAGCACAGGAACGACTAGCAAGAGGGAAGATCTTCATTGATGATACAGCAGGGATCAGTATCTCAGCAATTAGATCAAAGGCCAAAAGACTGGCTCAAGAAAATGGCGGTTTAGGATTGATTGTGATTGACTATCTTCAACTAATTGAAGGAAGAGGAAGAGAAAACAGACAACAGGAAGTCTCTGAAATTTCAAGACAATTGAAGATCATAGCTAAAGAATTGAAAGTTCCTGTCATTGCTCTCAGTCAGCTTTCTCGTGGGGTTGATCAACGGAATGATAAGAGACCTATACTGTCAGACTTGAGGGAATCTGGATCAATTGAGCAGGACGCTGACATAGTAGCCTTCTTGTACAGAGAAGCCTACTACAAGCGTGATGAACAAGAAGAGCCAGACAACGTGACAGAACTCATCCTTGAGAAGAACAGGCATGGAAGCCTTGGGACTGTCCAGCTATACTTCCTCAAAGAATACGCAAAATTTGCAAATAAGGAGGCCTGATGAATGGTAACTGAGAACCGTAGATATTATTGGCTACAGCTAAAAGATGACTTCTTCAACTCCAAGGAAATGAAGTTGATGAGGAAGCTTCCCGGTGGAGAAGAGATCACAATCATCTATTTGAAGATGATGCTTGCAAGTCTTGCTGAACAAGGGAAATTGTATTTTGAAGGATTAGCTGAAGATCTAGCTGAAGAATTATCACTCATCATTGATGAAGATCCTGAAGCAATCAGATTGACATTGATGTTTTTAACAAAGAAGAAATTGTTGACAACATCTGACAATTACCAGTTCAATCTTGAACAAGTTCCTGAGATGGTAGGAAGTGAAACAGCAAGCACCCGTAGATCTCGCAAGCATCGAGAGACACAAAAACTGTTGCAATGCAACACCACTGCAACAAAAGGCAACGGAGATATAGATATAGATATAGATATAGATATAGATAAGGGGCAAAAGCCCCAACCAGATGTCTATGAAGAAATTATCAAATATCTAAATGAGAAAACTGGTTCACATTTTAAACCAACTAGCAAGTCAACTCAAAGGCTAATCAATGGAAGATTAAGTGAGAACTACACAATTGAAGACTTCAAATATGTGATTGATGTTAAGACAAACGAATGGAAGAACAACACAAAAATGTCTAAATACTTAACACCAGATACACTCTTCAATGCTAGTAAATTTGAAAAATACCGCAATCAGCAAATGCCAAAACAGCCAAATGTTCAGAAGCAAGATGAAAGGTTGGGATTCTAATGAATGAAGAAATTGCATCTTGTGAAAAACATGGCTGTCAGATCCAGCATGCAAAAGTGAAGATCAGTGGATCAGAACAGATCATTGAGATCTGCCCTGAATGCGAAAAAGAAGAAATCCTGAAAATGGAATCTCTCTTGAGGCAGGAAGCGAAAATAAAAGCCCTCTTATCTAACACTTATAAAGTATTTGAAAGAGAGAGCATCTATTCTCAAGAGTTGAGTGATAAAACATTAGAGAATTATACAGCAGACAATTCAACTAATGAGCAAGCTCTCAACTTCATGAAACGGATGCTGAGGGATTATCTGAAATTTGAAACAGGGAATGTGATCCTAAGTGGACCGCCTGGCATCGGAAAGAGTCATCTGTCTATTGGATTAGCAAAAGCATTGAACGAGAAATCAAAAGAATGCGAGAATCCAAAAAGTGTGATCTTCATCTCTACATCAGCTCTCTTCAATAAGATTGAAGAAAGCTTCAATGGTCGAGGAGACTTCACTGAGAACTACGCTGTGGACCTACTCAGCAAAGTTGACTTTCTCTTTTTGGACGATTTGGGGAAAGAAAGTAGCATGAGCGCCAATCTTAAAGAGGCAAATGACTGGAGACAAAGAGTGCTATTCAAAATATTGGATAGTAGGCAAACAACATTCTTCAACACTAACTTGTCAAGCAATGACATCAAAACAATCTACAATCAAGCACTTGCTGATCGAATCTTTAAGGGAGCAAGCAAACACATTTTTAAATTTCCTGAAGCTATGGAAAGTCGGAGGTATTAAACAAATGGAAAACAACAAACTAAAGGATCTAATTTCAAAAGTTCAAAAATGGTTTTATGACCGTAACTTACACACTCAGGAACCCAATAAGCAGTTCCTAAAGCTCTATGAAGAAATTGGGGAGTTGTCGAGGGGAATTGCTGAAAAGGATGAAGAAGTGACCAAAGACAGTATTGGAGACATCACTGTTGTATTGATTGGCTTGACTCTTCAACTTGGAATCAACACAAAAGAAATCTTCCCTGAACAAGAAAAATTCATTTTTTCAGAAGCTGCAAAAACAGAAGATTATTTTGTATTGATGATGGATCAGGCTCTGGCATCGTATTTTAACCGTCAAGGCTATCAACTCAAAAGCGTAGTACATGAGTTGATGCGAATTTCTCAAATGCTGAACTATGATTTTGTGGAATGCTTAAATAAAGCCTATGAAGAAATCAAGGACCGCAAAGGGAAATTGGTTGACGGAATTTGGATCAAGGAGGAACGACTAAGATGAAAGAACGGTCATTTGAACAGATTTTAGAAGAGATGAATGATTCAGTGAACAAACCAAATCACTATTGTGGTGAATATGGCCTTGAATCCATTGATGTCATTCGGAATTTTGCAGGAAATTTGAAAGGAGTCCAAGGCTTCTACTGGGGAAATGCTATCAAGTATCTATGTAGATTCCAGAAAAAGAACGGGCTTGAAGATTTAGATAAAGCTAAGAAATATCTTGAATGGCTTATTGAAGATTTGAAGAATAGCCATGAACAGGAGTGACAGCATGAGAGATTACACGAGAAACCAGATGGATCATTTCCGTCAACAATTGCAATCGCTGATTCTTGGTAAAGGATTGACACGCAAAGAACTGTCAATAAAATTGAATAGAAATCAGAACACAATTCAGCAATGGATCACAAAAGACGATATAAAACCAGCTCATGTCCAAGAATTGTGCAAGTTCTTCAATATTGATGAGAAAACATTGATGGGAGATCCAGAAGAATTGACAGATTATAGATTCTTTGATCAAGGCAAATACATCTGTACAGCTCCACTGAAAGAATTGAGCAAGATCACAGGAAAAGATGTCTCACTTCTCAAGTATTATATACACTTGAATGAACGAGGAAGAGAGGCTGGTCAATTCAGGCTAGAAAGGGTAATTGAAGATGAAAAGTAAAATCAATTGGCTGATGATCAACTTGATCTCATTGGCAGTTATTTCATTAGTCATTGCTATCAATCTAAATTCTAGATTAGTAGCTGAACAGAATACTGCACAAGATACAATCTTGAATAAATTAAATCAAGAATATCAAATGCAGGAACGCAAGAAAGCAGAAGCGCTCAAAGAAGCTGCTGAAATGAATAATGTCGGAGGATAATAATGATTAACAATGTAACTCTTATTGGTCGATTGACCAGAGATGCAGAACTACGCTACACACCCAACAACATTGCAACTGCTCAATTCAATATTGCATGCAATCGCAACTTCAAAAACGCAAATGATGAATATGATGCAGATTTTATCAATTGTGTGATGTGGAGAGAACAAGCAGAACGATTCTGCAATTGGACGAGAAAAGGAATGCTTGTGGGAATTGTTGGACGAATTCAAACAAGAAGTTACGAGAACCAGCAAGGACAACGTGTATATGTGACTGAAGTAGTCGCAGAAAATTTCCAAATTCTTGAAAAGCGTGACAATACAGCTAATCAAAACAGCATGACGGAACAGATGCCACCAAGCTACACAAGCCCAATGGACATCACAGATGACAAATTACCATTCTAATAAAACAAACTGATTATAGTCGCCTGTTTGGGGATAATACCTTGTTTAATACTTTGGATAAGCTACCAAAGCCAGATCTAATCATAGCAAGTCCTCCTTGTGAAAGCTGGTCGAATGCAAGCGCAATGACCGGAGGAAATGCCTGCTGGAAACAAGAGGATTTATCAGACAGTCTGTTCATTCCTCAGAAAGAAGCCAGTATGTTTACAATAAGAAATGCCTCTGATTATGAAGAAGCTTATATCAATTACAAATATGATCGTCAATTCATGAAGAGAATCAACGGGGAATTATGTGCTTTTAACACCATTGAAATCATCAAGCGTTATAAGCCTATGTATTTTGTAATTGAAAATCCAGCAAGTGGCCGCTTATGGAAATATATCGATGAGGTCATAGGTTTTAAACTACCCTACCTAAATCTTACAAGGTATAACAATTATGATTACCCATTACAGAAACCAACGAAATTTGCAAGCAATCTATATTTAGGTTTAAAGAACGACATTATCAAGCAAGAAATTGAATGGGGAAATTTTTCCAAATCATACAATGAACGTTCTAACATCCCGCAAAAACTAGTTATTGAGATATTTACAAAAATTTATAAAGATTTTTTTGAGACTACAACTGAGCGCATAACAGAAACGGAGTAGTATTTGATGGAATTGCAAGATTTTATACTCACACTTTTCTCAATCATTTGGGGAGCTGGCTTCCTGTGGGCCTTCAGTGTAGTTTTTAAAACCAGGAGAAAGAAATGAAGATTTATGTTGTAAGAAAATATCATGGACACGCAAGTTGGATTGATCCTAAACATTTAGCCGAATATGCTGAAGCTGAATTTAAAACAAGACATGAAGCACTTGCTCACTGTGAAAGGTTGAAAGGAAAAGGGATAGTAGAAATCTATCAAAGAGAGGTTACTGAATGAAAAAATTAAACAACAGAGAATTGTTTAACCTTGATCAAGAATTATTCAATTTTCGTGGAATCGACAGGGCAATTTGGACACGCAAAGCAGAATTGATGGCAAAGAATGGTGATGACCTTGTTGGGGGTGGTAAGTCTGGAATCAGCAAGCCCACAGAAAACACAGTGATGAAATTCGCTACTGATGTGACCCTGAAGAATCTTGAGCTGTTCAAAGAGACTGTTGAATCTTTCAAGAAGCAACTGACAGGAGAACAGCTTGACATCTTCTACCTAAGATGGGGGCAAGCAAATCTTGATTGGGAAGAAATCGCAGAAAAGCAATTTGTCAGCAATGCTACAATTTACCGCAAGCGTGCTGGCATCTTGGAAACGTATGCCAGAATGAAAGGTGTACTCTAAATTGAGAATATAAGATATTGTATTCTCACACAAAATAAAATACTATAATCTTGTTCATGATAATCACATCATGGATGAGAGGGTCTCCTAATAGTGGTTAGGGAGTTAGCTCAAATGGTAGAGCGTACTGGCGGAAGACAGTAGGAGCAGGTCCGATTCCTGCACTCCCAATTCCTTATAAAAATCAATTTAATATAGAGAGGGGGAAGCGTATGGAAGAGGTCTCACCCATTAAGGACACAGATGACATCCAAGCCATGAAAGACTACCTAAGAGAGTGGAATGAAATGTATTATATGCTATTCATCACTGGTCTCAATACAGGCTTGCGTGTAGGTGACATCCTCACACTCAAGGTCAAAGATGTTCAGGGATGGCACATCAAACTACGAGAGAGAAAGACTGGCAAACAGATTTCTCGTAGGATGACAAAAGAACTGAAACGAGAAATGAGGAAGTATGTCGAAGGGAAGCCATTCCATCATTTCTTATTCAAGAGCAGGCAAGGAGGAAATAAGGCCATCACTCGTGAACGAGCCTACCAGATCATTCATGAGGCTGCTGAAGAATTGGGCATTGACAATGTGGGGACTCACACAATGCGCAAAACATTTGGATATAAATACTATAACAAAACAAAGGATGTA